ACCGCGCTCATCCGCGAACGGGTTTTCTGAATCGCCTTGGCACAATGGTTGGTACAAAGCGGGCCCAGTGGATATTTATGGGCCCCTTTCCCTGCATAGGGTGGCAAGTTTGACCGTTTGGCTACTGGCGCAAACGCGAACCCGTATCGTGATTCCGCCGGGCGGATATGCACGCTGAGCTGATCGCGAGTCTTCAAAGTTCGGGTGTCCGGCGCGCCGATTATGCACCGGGAACGCTTGCTGTGGCGTGAAGGGTTGAGTGCATGGACTCTCTACGGGTCGGATCGTTGTGTTCCGGTTATGGTGGTCTGGAAATGGGCGCGGAAGCGGTATTCGGTCCGCTGGAGTACGTCTGGCACGGTGAGAACGACCCGGCGCCAGCGAAGGTGCTCGCCGCCCATTGGCCTGGTGTGCCGAATCTGGGCGACATCGCCGCGATCACGGCAGGCAGCAGCGACCACGGCACCTGGTCAGACCAGGCGCCGATCGACTTCCTCTGTGCCGGCTATCCGTGTCAGGGTGAATCCAATATCGGACTTCGGCGAGGTGAAGATGATCCCCGATGGCGCTGGCCCGATGTATGGGCGGCCATTCGCGCGTTACGACCCCGACTCGTCTTCTTGGAGAATGTTCGCGGCCATCTCAACCGGTCTTTTCCCCGGGTCGCCGCCGATCTTTCCGCCATCGGGTATGTGTTCCGGTGGCTGTGCGTGCGAGCTTCCGACGTGGGGGCGGCTCACCAGCGTGAACGTCTCTTCATTGTTGGCTGGCCCGAGGAAGAAGCCGCTCCGTGGCTGCGAGGAACGGACGCTCTGGGACTGGTCGACGATCTGACCTTGCTGCCGACGCCGCGCACTTCAGATGCCAACGGGATGGGGCGGCACGACGATGGCGGGCTGGACCTGCGGACGGCTGTGACGTTGCTGCCCACTCCCATCGCGCGCGACGCGACACGTGGGGCTGGCTGGGGCGACCAGCCGGGTCGGCCACTGTCCGAAACCGTCCACCGACTGTTGCCCACCCTGCGCGCCAGTGACGGCGACAACAAGGGCGGACCGAACCAGCGCGGCAGTGCCGGGGATCTCGCGTTGTCGGCCGCCGTGCAACCCGGCCGGTGGGGCGCCTACGCGCCCGCCATCGCTCGCTGGGAACATGTGATCGGGCGGTCTGCTCCCGAGCCGACCATCCCCGGCCGTAACCGTCGGCAGCTTTCGCCCCGGTTTGCCGAGTGGCTGATGGGCTTGCCTACTGGGTGGGTCACCGACGTACTCGGCAAGCGCATCGACGCGCTGCGGGTGCTTGGCAACGGCGTGGTGCCTCAGGCTGCGGCTCTCGCGCTTCGGCAGTTGCTCATTGAGCCAGTCGCAGTAGATTTCGTGCAGCCTGAACTATTCGACGCTTTCACGTAGAGGGCTCATAATTTATCGGCGCCGTTCGTAAAGCTTCTTTCAGGATCATCGAGCTGTAGCTGCTTTGTGCCAACGTTTTGGTGACGGCCAGGACGAGATGCCCAATCCCCGCGGGCCGTTTAGAGGCGTCCGCCACGGTGCTACCGGTGTGAGCCTTGATCGCTTGTGAGCCCCACAGGTAGGCCACCTGAGCGAGACTGCCTGCCCGGTCCTGGTAGTCGTCGGTGTCGATGAGGGGTTCGAGGCTTGCCGTGTCGGGTCGTTGCCGGTCGATCAGGAGTTTGATCAGGTCGCGGCCTGGCGGTGCGGATTGTTGGTCGTCTGTGTCGGTCATGTCGATCAGTGTCCCGGAGATCTGGTGGTGTCCGCTAACCACGATCGGGTGAGTCGCTGGGGCCCCGGGGCGGCACTCACCGTTCTTGAGTACGCCGGAAAGTCTCGATCGCTTCCCCACCAACAGCACCCGGACCAGGGCGAACCGTGCCACGCTCAAGCGCGGCTAACAGTTCGGCACCATGCAAGACGCAGCCGGCTACTTCCGTGCCGTGCTGGTCATCGATCAGTACGGCATTTTGGGTCCCTTCGCATGGCCGGTCATCTTCCGGATGTGCGGCCTGACACCGCATAGAAACAAGCTTCAACAAACCCACACTCCTTCACCATCAGTCATGTCAAGTCATTTGTCCTTGTTGTCTACAGGGGATCCGATGCTGTGCAGGGCGGCGGCAAGTGCGGCTGTCCGGCCGGAGAGTAGCTGTGGCACGGTGATCCCGTAGTGCGCGGCTATCCGGTCGCAGTCGGCGAGCGTCCAGTCAGATTTCCCGGCTTGTTTGCGCGAGATTTGGCCCTGGGTGAGATTCAGCGCGGTGCCGAGGGTGGTCTGGTTGTCGCCTCCGGTGCGCATCAGTATGGCGACTGTTGCTCTTAGCTCGTGTTGGGTGCCCATCCGGACAGTATACCAGAGGCTCATAATTTATGAGCTGGGCTCATGGCCCCTGAGAATGGGGAGGGATCATCCCATGAAGGCCGCGAAGCGTAACAAGTTGAAAGCGAGTTCGTTTGCCTATCCGAAGACGCGTACGTATCCGATTGACACGAAAGGGCGCGCTAAGAATGCGCTGTCGCGTGCCGCGCAGTCGGGTACGGCCGGTAGTTACACCCATGTTGCTAAGGCGGTGCGCGCCAAGTGGGGTGACGCGGTGGCGAGTGTGGGCCGTAAGCGTGGCACTGTCAGCGCGCCGGGCTACCGCCACTGATTCAGGCGGTAGCCTCCGTCCTGCGGACTCCCTGGCTGAATTTGCGAAGGGTGCGAAATCGGGCCGGTCCTCTAAAGCGGGGGATATGGGACCTGGTCGGCGGTCGGGTCGGCGACCCGTTGAAGGGGAAGCACCCCGTCGACCCGGGGGCCGTTGCATCGCACGCACGGGTCTTGCAGCCGCCACAGTGCGAGGATCACCCCTCCGCGCTTGATCAAGCTGTGTAGATGCTGGGCCACAAAGTGTTCCTCGTGTAGCACGTTCCGGAGGGTCTTGCCGTCCGGGCCCCGGTACTCAATCACATACGCCATGATGGACACCGTAAACGACTGGGCTCCGCATGCGTAGGGCCTACGCCTGGTGGGGTGGGGTCATCGGCGCCATCTCCTCGATGATTATCGCGATGACGTTTGCGCCAGCGTGAAGATCGGGCAGGAGATTAGCAGAGCAGGAAAGGCGATGGCCTATGACCAGGAGACCGAAGCCGGAGGCCGACCCTGGGGCGTTTATCACCGCACTAGCCGCGGGCATGATCGAACTCCATGAGATGTTCCGCGCGGCTGTCGGCGCAGGGTTCAGCGAAGAACAGGCGATGAAGATCGTTCTAGAGGCGATCCGCGGTGCTACGGCGAACGGCCCGCCGTGATCTGCCCTAGCTGCGCTCAAGCGGCCGACAGGCGATCGTCTAGGCCACCGCGCGGGTTCTGGCGGTCCATCCTGGGCCCCATCGACCTCGAGGTGCCGCCGACCGCCCACCAGTGCGCGTGGAACGGATGCACATGCCAGCACCGGGGCACCGCCACTCCTCAAACAGCAGCGCACAGGGAGGGCGGGAAGTAAGTCACCCCTCACGGATTCCCGTGAGGGGTGACTTATGTCGCCAGGGCTGGCGTTCAGCCTAATCCCTTTATCGTCGCCGCGTGGTCGAAAGGCTCACTATCACGACACCCCACCACCATCTGAGAGGGAGGCCGCTGTCATGGGCAAACGAGGACCAGCACCCAAACCCACCGTGCTACGGCTATTGCACGGTGACCGGCCTAATCGCATCAACCATGACGAGCCGACCCCGGCCGACGGTCCACCCGACTGCCCCGACGACGCGTCGGACGACGTGCGCGAAGTGTGGGAATACACCCTGTCACAGCTCATCGTCATGGGCATCGCCACCGCGGCGGACCGGGATGCGCTCCGCTGCTACTGCGAGGCAGTAGTCACCCATCGGAAAGCCTCAGCGCTACTGAAGACGCCAGCATCGGTGCTCATCCCCGGGGCGATCAAAGGCACCGTTGTCACCAACCCCGCCGTCCGTGTCCAACGTGACGCCGCAACTCTTGTTCGGGCGTTTGCGCAAGAGTTCGGCTTCACGCCATCGGCGCGCAGCGAGATCCATAAAGGCGGGGCTAGCCATGGCCCGGCAACCGCGCGTTACCTCAACGGATAACGGTCCACCCGGCTGTGACTACACCTTTGACGGCATCCAATGCGGCGAGCGGGGCGAGCATTGGTGCCTGCCTCGTGTTGTCAAGGTTGTCGGGTTCTTCCGCGAAGTCCTGTGCCACACCAAGGGAACATGGGCGCGTAAGCCCTTCGAACTGGCCGACTGGCAAGCGGACGACATTGTCGGCCCGGTGTTCGGTACCGTCCGATGGGACCCGGAACACCAGACTTACGTGCGTCGATACCGCATTGTCTTCATCGAGCTCGGTAGGAAAAACGGGAAGTCAGAAATCCTCGCCGGCATAGCCATCTACTTGCTCATTGCCGACGACGGTGAGGAGGGCGCGGAAATCTATGGATGCGCGCTCGACCGCGACCAGGCGCGCAAAGTGTTCGACGTGGCGGAACGCATGGTGCGGCTCTCCCCGGTGCTACGGAAACGACTGAAGATATACACGCAAGCTAAGCGCATCGTTGACGAACGCACCGGGTCGTATTACGAGATTGTGGCTGCGGACGCGGCCGGCAACTTGGGTCATAATCCACATGGGATCGTCTTCGACGAACTGATCACCCAAAAGGACGGCAAACTGTGGTCCGCGATGCGCACCGCCATGGGCGCACGGCTGCAACCCCTCATGGTGGCCGCCACCACCGCCGGCGCCGATGAGCGGTCATTCGCCGCTACCGAACACGCGGAAATGGAGAAGATCGCGGAAGACCCGGACCGGGCACCGCACGTATTCGCCTACATCCGCAACACACCCCGGGGCGCGGACCCCTGGCTAGAGAAGAACTGGTATCACGCCAACCCGGCGCTAGGCACGTTCCTATCCATTCAGGCACTCCGGGATGAAGCCCTCGAGGCACGCAACGACCCGGGGAAAGAAAACGCGTTCCGGCAATTCCGCCTCAACCAATGGGTGTCCCAGTCGCACCGGTGGATGCCGATGCATCTGTGGCATGCATCCACCGGGAACCTCTGGCTCAACCCCCATGCTGGGCGGCGCCAGCTCGCCGGCCGAGTCGCCTATGCGGGCCTCGACCTAGCGGCGAAATTCGACCTCAGCGCGTTTTGCCTGCTGTTCCCCGGGGATGACGATGCCGACCCCGTGGAGGTACTGTGGCGCTTTTGGCTACCCGAGGGCGGAGTCGAAAGGCTCGACAAATTCCACGACGGCGTCTTTACACAATGGGCATCGCAAGGATGGCTCACCGTCACCCCCGGCGGCGTCATCGACTACGACCGCGTGATAGAGGACATCGGCATCGACGGCGCCGAATTCCGCATTGCCGCGCTCGACTCCGACGAATGGTCCATGTGGCCGATCATCAACCGGGTCGCGGCAGCATGCGGCCTGGACGAATCCAGCGGCGCCGTGACCGCATACAGAAACACGTACGACCGGATGAGCCCCGGCCTCGATGACATCATGGCGCTGGTTCGCGACAAACGGTTGCATCACCACGGGAACCCGATAGCCCGGTTCTGTTTCGAATCCTGTGAGGTGCGTAGCGCACCCTACGACGCCAACCTCAAACGACCCGACAAACCGGACCGGGCGACGTCGCGGAAACGGATCGACGCCGTACCGACAACAGCCATGGCAGCGAACGCGTGGCGCGCCGCCATCGAAAACGAACGTCTCGGGTCGGCCTACGACGACCATCCACTCATCGTTGTATAAAGGGGAGGCCCGCTGTGGGATGGCGACGATGGCCTATCTGCAAACACGTGCTTGTCAACCTGGACGACGGGCGCGCATTCTCGGGCATTCTGTACAGCCGGCGTGGGCCGCTGCTCATCCTCCGTCAGGCGCAACTGATCGAGCCGGGAAGTGCCCCGGTCGCGGTGGATGGTGAGGTCATTGTCGAACGCTGCCGGGTGTCGTTCATCCAAGTGCAGCCGTAGCGGATGGCGGGGAGCGGGTGAATCATGGCTTTTGTTGTTACAGCCGGGCAGATGACCGCCATCCAGCGCGCCGACTATTACACCGGACAGTGGTGGGGGCCGCGCCAGGCGGTGGCACTGGCACCCAACTACTCGATGACGTACCAGCAGATATGGCGGGCGCAACCTCAGCTACGCACGGTGGTGGCGTTCCTGGCCCGTAACGTGGCTCAGCTTGGCGTCGATGTGTACCGGCGGGTGTCGGACACCGATCGAGTCAAGCTGACGGACCATCCTGTCGCCCGGATGCTGGAACGCCCCATGCCGGAAACCAAGCTGACCAAATACCGGCTCTTGAACGGCATCATGCACGACCTGTGTATCTACGACGACGCGTATCTGTTGAAGCTGAGACTCACCGATGGGCTTGGGTTGGCGCCGATCTGTCCGGCGTACGTCAGCCCTGTCGGCTCGTCGTGGGCGAATGCCGAGAAATACCGCATCCGCGGTGACAGCAAAGATCTCACCGTCGGCGCCGACGACATCGTCCACATCTTTGGCTACAACCCCGACGACATGCGCCAGGGATCATCGCCGATCGAAACGCTCCGGCAAATCCTGGCAGAGGAATACTCGGCCACAATGTACCGCGAGCAGTTATGGCGTAATGGTGCCCGGGTCGCCGGATATCTCAAGCGCCCGAAAGACTCGCCTCGCTGGACCGACCCCGCCCGGGAACGGTTCACCGCAGCGTGGCAGGCCCAATACGCCGGGGAAGGACCGCAGACGGGCGGGACACCCATCCTCGAGGATGGGATGGAGTTCGTGGCGTCGGGGGTGTCACCGAAAGACGCACAGTACGTCGAGAGTCGGCGCCTCACCCGGGAAGAGGTCGCAGTCGCCTATCATGTATCTCCATCAATGGTTGGCATGACCGAGGGCACCAACTTTTCCAGCATCCAAGAGATCCACCGGATGCTGTACCAGGACACCCTCGCCCCGTATCTGGCGCAGATCTCGCAGGACATCGAAAACCAGGTCCTCAACGACGTGGACCCGACATCGCGTGACGGCTCCACGTACATTGAGTTCAACCTGGCCGAAAAGCTGCGCGGTAGTTTCGCCGAGCAAACCGCCGCACTACAAAGTGCTGTGGGCGCCCCGTGGATGACCCGCAACGAGGCACGTGGCGCGCTCAACCTGACGTCGCTGCCCGAGGGCGACGATCTGATCGTGCCACTCAACGTGGTCGCTGGCGGGCTAGCCGCCCCGAACGACACGGCGCCGATCAACCCGAGCCACGAGGGCAACCCCAAAGCACGGGAGACCCGAATCAGCATCGATCCCCCAACGGCATTCGATGCGCTATTCGCCGAACGTCTCGAACGTCTCGCCCGCAACGGTCACGATCTTTCGCTATAGGGAGGCAGCGTGAAAGTCAAAAGCGCACCCGCCCGCCTCAAGGCGGACGGCATGGATATCGATGCCTCCGGCGAATTTGAGGCGATCGTTAGCGTGTTCGGCAACGTCGATAGCTGGGGGGACGTCGTTCAGCCCGGCGCTTTCGCCGACTCCATCGACCATTGGAAGACATCCGCTAACACCCTGCCGGTTCTGTGGTCGCACCGCATGGACGATCCCACCTTCAACATCGGCGAAGTCCTGGACATCGCCGAACTCGAACCGGGAAGGCAATTGCCGGAATGGGTGGATCCGCATGTCACGCAGCACGGAGGGCTGTGGGTCAAGGGTCGCATCGACACCGGCGACGACGCCTCACCGGTGGCGAAACAGGCGCTGCGTTTGATGAAAGCTCGCCGCGTCACACAGTTCTCTTACGCCTATGACGAACTTGAGTCCGGGTGGGCCAAAGTCGACGGACGCGAAGTGTGGGAACTGCGGAAGCTGAAACTGTACGAGATCAGCCCCACCCAGATCGGCGCCAACGAATTGACCGAGCTTTTGGCAGCTAAAGCCCTCGGGACAAAGGCGGGCCGCGCGCTGTCCCAGCAAAACGAGGACCGCATCCGGCAAGCGTCCGACCTGCTCGATGAGGTATTGCAGTCCATCACCAGCGACGACGACGGAAGCGACAAAGCCAAAAGTGACGGAACCCAGGTCCCGCCGCTGCGGACATCGCCGGAGTCCAGTCGCCTACTTGGGAGGGCAGTGCGCGCAGCTATCGCTCTCCGGTTCATCGATTGACAAAGGGAGAGTAAGGATCATGAGGCGAAGCACACGGGACGCCATCCTGGTTGAACTTAAGGCCGCCGAAGCGATCGCTGATGCCGCTGAGAAGCAAGACCGGGACCTCACCGGCGAGGAACGGGGGAAGATCACCGCGCACCTCGACAAGGCCGACACGTTGCAGAAACAAGCCGAAGAGGCGGGCGCCGCACTCAAGATGCTCGCCGACCTCGGGCATGGTGTCCAGACGCCGGCCGGCGACGACGACCAGGAACGGGAAACGCCATCACAGTTTCACCCCGTGAAGCGCGGCACAACGGTGGGGCAAGCCTACGTGGGCAGTCCCGAATACAAGGCGATGCTGGCGGCCGTGCCCGATGGCCGGTTCGGTGAGAAGAGCCGGGTGACATCGGCGCCGTATGGTGTGAAGTCTCTTATCACCGGCCTGGCCGATAGCAGCGCGGGCGCCCTGGTGGCGCCGGAGGCGTACGGCATCGTGCCGCAGCCCGAACCGTTCCCGGCCCGGCCGCTGACGGTCCGGCAACTCTTTTCGCCGGGCACGACAGGCAGCGACAGTGTCGAATACGTTCGGGTTTTGGCGCAGACGAACAACGCCAAAGCGGTACCGGAGGCACTGTCTAGCGCGACCGTCGGTGACGGCACCGGAGGCACGGCAACAATTACCACGGGCGGGGTGAAGCCCGAATCCGGGTTCACCTTCGAGAAGCAATCGACGACGGTAAAGACCATCGCCCACTGGATCCCGGCGACGAAGCGATCCCTATCCGACGCCGCGCAAGTGCGGACCCTGATCGACACGTTCCTCCGCTACGGCCTCGAAGAGGAATTCGAGGACCAATTGATCACCGGCGATGGCACCGGTGAAAATTTCCTTGGGCTGAATGCCACGAGCGGCATACAGCTACAAGCGGGCCCGATCGCGGGTGAGGATAACTTCACGGTGACGCGCCGGGGGCGCCGGAAGGTGCGCATCGGTGGGCGGGCCATGCCCACCGCGTACGTCCTCAACCCTATCGATTGGGAAAACATTGAGCTCAAGCGTGATGGCAATGAACGATTCTACGGAGGCGGTCCGTTCGCGCTGACGCCTAACACGCTATGGGGCCTTCCCGTTGTCGAATCGGAGGCGGTACCGCAGGGTACCGGATGGGTGGCCGATTGGCGTATGGGCATCGTCTGGGACCGCGAGCAGGCGTCGATACAGGCCACCGATGCCCACGCCGATTTCTTCATCCGTAACCTTGTTGCCATTCTGGCCGAAATGCGCGCCGCTTTCGCCGTCCTGCGCCCAGCGGCGTTCGTCAAGATCACGCTTGCCTGACTTCCGGCAACGTGACACAGCCGGAGGGGGAGCCGCCCGCCCATCTGGGGGGGCCATGAAGCGCGGGCGCTCCCTCTCCCCCGCGAAGAAAGGGATGAGAACCATGCCCCACCTGAACGAATACGAGATCACCGGAGAAAACGGCATCGTCACCAGGGTCCAGATGACCGACGACGACGCCAAAAAGTTTCCGAACGCGAAGAAGGTCGGCAGCGGCGAACACGACGCCCCGAAGGCCACCGAAACCAAAGCCGACGCCCCGGCCGCCGACGCACCCGTCACCGGTCACCAGCACGACCAGGTGTCGAACCGGTCTCGCAAAACGGGATAAGGTCCCATGGTCGACAATGTGCAAATCGGGCCCATGTCCGGGGGCGACGTCATCGCCGCCGATGACATTGCCGGGGTCAAAGTGCAGCGCGTCAAGGTCGGCTACGGCACAGATGGTTCCTTTACCGATGTGCACGAGGGGGTGCCGCTACCCACTTCGGTGGTCAGTGGCACCATTGTCGGCAGTGACCGGGTAACAGTGCTGACTGCCGGGGTACCCGTCGCGTTGCCCGCACATTCACGCGTCTGCGGGCTGACCGTTCGGGCCCTGATCGGAAACGACAGCCTGATCTATGTGGGCGGACCGTTCGTGTCGGCTGAAACCGGGTTCGAGCTAGCCCCGGGCGAAGCGGTCAGCCTCGATGTCGCGAATAGCGCCAACGTTTGTATCGACGCCGCAGCATCCGGCGATGGCGTCTGTCTGTTATGGGTGAGCGCATGAGGACATCATTTGCAGGTACCGCGTTACGAGGACCCCAGGGTGTCCCCGGCCCACCGGGGTCCTCGTCGTCGGTCTACGAATACACGTTCAGCACCGCGAATGAACCTCCGCCCAGCTCGGGACAGATCCGCGCGGACGCGACAGCCATAGACACCACCCGGATCTGGCTGTCCTACGACACCGTCGCGGGTTCGATGGTGCCGCTACTGCGCAACATCACCCAGGGCGACGGGCTGACGGTCCAGGACAAAACCGATCCGACCCAATACGTGGAGTACGTTGCCGTCGATAACGCCATCGACTACCCGGACCAGTCGTACGTGGAGATTCCGGTAGCGTTCGTAGCCAAGAATGGGGCGGCGGCGAAGTCGAATCAGCGCATCCTTGTTTTCCATTCGATGGTGGGTGCCGCCGGACCGCCGGGTCCCCCTGGGCTCAAGGGCGACCCCGGTGTCCCCGGGCCCCCTGGGCTCAAGGGCGATCCTGGGGACCCTGGGCTCAAGGGCGACCCCGGCCTCAAGGGCGACCCTGGCTTGAAAGGCGACCCCGGCGTCCAGGGTGTGCCACCCGTCGGCTACCAGCACTACTACACACCCGGCCGCTACTACGACCAGGCGCTGACCGGCGGAGGATTGGGAACCCTGGCTACCGCCCTTAACCGGCTCTACCTGGTCCCGGCCATCATCTACTCACCGATCACCGTGCAAAGCTTCCACGTCAACGTGACAACGGCGGCCGGCGCCGGCGGAGTGGGACGTATCGGGGTGTGGACCGTCGACACCGCCACCGGACTCCCCGCCAACCTTGTCTACGGTTCAGGCCCCTTCGTCACTACAGCACTCGGCCTTGCCGGACCCACCGGTCTCACGGCGGCCCTGCCTACAGGGCAGTACTACTTCGGCTACGTGTCACAGGTGGCGGTGGCAACCGTGTCCGGGCACAACGGCACCTACCGATTCGCCGGATACCGCCGTGCCCCGACCTGGACAACAACCGGCGCGGAAACCGGAGAGATCGTCGACAACGTTGCTGGCGCACTCACCTCTAACCCCGTGCCATTGGCGACAAGCCCATTCTTCGGCACCACATTGGCTGTCATCTTCCGGACCGCCGTTCAGCTCGGAGAGTAGGGCGGCGCGCCCTTAAGTTTCTGCGACCAGGACGGGGTCCGACGATGCTCCTGCTTTTCGTCTCCGGCGTACGCACCTTCACGACCACCGTTACTCGCCCGGGGTTCGCTGTCACTGTGCCGCGCCCCGCTGACGCTCCTGACACCGTGCCACGTCCTGGTGGCGGCACCGTGCCCCGTCCCGATGCCGCGGTGATGGGGGTGCCATGGAGCCGCTGACCACCCCGGAGGAACTGGCCGGATATCTCCAACGCGAAATCGACCGCTACTCGGCAGAGCTGGCGGTGCGCGGCGCCTCCGGCATCATCCGGAGCATCTGCGGATGGGACCTCACCAGGGTCACCGAGACATTGACCGTCGACTCCAACGGCGCCGCCGCCGTCAAGCTGCCCACTCTGAAGATCAACGACATCATGTCGGTCACCCTTGACGGAACAACGGTCGTCGACACTGCCGAATACCTGTGGAGCCCGAACGGGATCCTCGTGGCACGCTCTTACTGGCCAACAGGGCGGCTGATAGCCGCTGAGGTTGATCACGGATACGAGCCCATTCCCGATGATGTTCGCATCATCGCGTGTGCCATCGCTTCCCGCCTGTACGGCAACCCCGAGGGGCTAGCTATGCGCGTCGCTGGCGATTCCACGCGAACATTCGGCCAACTGCTATCCCCAGTGGAGATGCGCATCATCTCCCGGTATGCGCTCACCTAATCCCGGATTGGCGGATCGTGGGCAAGCGCGTGTTGATCACGGGGTCACGGACATGGACGGACCGGCAGGCCATCCAAGCCGCACTGATCGCGGTGTGGGAGCCGAGTGCCGTCCTGGTGTCCGGGGCATGCCCAACGGGGGCCGACAGGCTGTGCGAGGAATGCTGGCAACTTTGGGGTGGCGCAGTCGAGCGATACCCGGCGGACTGGCGCCAGTTTGGGCGTAGTGCGGGCCCCCGGCGGAATGCGGAGATGGTGCGGACCGGCGCCGATGTGTGCTTGGCATTCATCCGAGACGGCTCGATCGGGGCACGCCAGACTGCCGAGCTAGCGCGACGTGCCGGTATCCCGACGAGAAGAACGGAGGGACGTAGCCATGGGCCGATTGAAAGAAGTTCGGGCGAAACTCATGACCGATCTAGCGGTGCTCGACATCCCCGTGATGGACGACTGGTCAATCCGAGCCGACCCGCCATGCATCTTTCTGGCACCCCCACAGGGGACCGACTACTTGACTGCCGGTGATGAATTCGCGCTGTGTTTCGTCATGAACCTTGACGTGGTCATCCTGGTCGAGGCGCGCCCACCGAACGAGGGCCGCGAGGAACTCGAAGATCTGCTAGAAGACGTGCTTCGGAACACCGTCGACTGGGCTTTCGAGGGCGCTGACTCGCCCGGCATAGCGTCAAAAAGCGACAGCACCGTTGAGTTCTTGGGAACCGTTGTCCACCTCGCCAAAAAGCTATACCTGTAAACGCTGCAAGGGGAAAGGGGCACCATGGCCGCCATCGGCACACGCAAGTTGAAGATTCAGGTGGGCACCCCGCCTATTGAGTACAACACCGACGTATCCCGGGTAGAGGTCACCTCCGGCGAGACAGATTCGGATTTCGTTTCGTTCGCCGATGCGGCGGCCGGAGGCGGCCGGGACTATACGCTGGAATTCACTGCGGTACAGGACGCCTCGAATGCGTCGCTGTGGGATGAGGTGTGGACCAATGCGGGCGGGGAACTAGACGTGACCGTTGTGCCATACGGCAACGAGGTCCCCACCGTCATGGAGCCGCATTTCACCATGACCGCCGTGGTATCCGAACCGGACGGCACCCTGCTCGGTGGCGAAGCCGACGCCAGCACCACCGCGAAATTCACGTTCGAATGTGCATGGAAGCTGACGGAAAAGCCGACCCGAGTGACGACCGGGACATGACCATCCGAATAACCGGGCTCTCCGAACTGAGGCGCGACCTCAAAACACTCGGCGTTGACCTGGAAGACCTCAAAGTGGCAATGGCGAAGCTCGCCGACATGGGGGCGCAAGCTGCGATCGGGCACGTCCCTAAACGCTCCGGCGCTCTGGCCGGATCAATCCGTGGTAACCGTGCTAAGTCGAAAGCGGTCGTTACCGCCGGCCGGGGTCGAACTAGCCAGTACGCGGGCATCATTAACTACGGCAGTCCCGGGCGTGGCATTGCCGCGCAACCCTTCATGCAACAAGCCGATCGGGACGTGGCACCTAAAGTGGTGCCCACACTGACCGCCGACATTGACAGGCTCATCCGGCAGAGGGGGCTGTGATGACTCCATCGCGCTACCAGCCGCGCTCACCGCTAACCCAGCAAGAGGCCATCGAATCGATCACCCGGCGTGAGCTGCGAGCGGTCAAGGAGAAGTTTGGCGTCGCGCTTGTTCAGGACTTCTCGGATTCGTCCAAATTGGAAGAGTGTATGTGGGCCATGGTGTGGCTCTTCGAACGCCGGGCAGACCGGACATTCTCCGATGACCAGCTCGACAATTTCGAGCTCGGCACTGTGATGAACTATTTCACCGAGCCGCCGTTCACCGGAGACGAAACCGAAGCGGGAAAAGCGCCCGGATCGAAGCCGACGAACTCGCCGAATGGTGCGTTGTCACCGGGTTTGGGCCAGCCATCCGTGACGACCTGACACTCCGCGAAGCGGAGGCCTTCTACAAAGCGGCGATCCGCGTCAAGGGACTCAAACTTAAGTAGAGGGGCGGTCATGGCCGGACCTATCCGCATTTCGATCCTGGCGAACGCCGCACCCGCCATGCAGGGCATGAGGCAAGTCGAAAGCGCGGCCGGCAGCATGGGTCAGCGCGTGAGCGGTGTCGGCCGAAGGATGGCGGGCGCCTTCGCTGTCGTTGGCCCGGCCATAGCCGTCGGTGTTGGTGCCGGGTTCAAGGTGGCTATCGACCAGGCTGCCTCATTATCCGCAGCCATCGGCACCACTAAGTCGATCTTTGGTTCGGCCGCTCAGGGCATGCTCGACTGGTCAAAGACGGCATCGACCACGCTAGGCCTGTCGCAGTCTGAGGCCTTGAACGCGACCAAAGTGTTCGGCGGGTTCTTCACTGGCGTGGGGATCGGCAGTCAGAAGGCCGCAGACATGTCGAAGAACTGGACAACCATGGCGGCCAACATGGCTGCTTTCGGTGACATACCTGTCGCGGACTCCCTAGAGGCTGTCAAGAGTGCGCTGATCGGTGAATACGATCCGATTCAGAAACTGATCCCTACGCTATCGGCGGCGTCGTTGCAGCAGAAGGCGATGGAGCTGTCCGGGAAGAAGAACGCCAAAGCGCTCACCGACCAGGACAAAGCCGCCGCACTCAACGCCATCATGATGGACTCGATGGCCAACAAGGTCGGCGCAGCCGAGCGCTCACAAGGCGGCTACGCAGTCCAGATGGACCGGCTGAAAGCACAGATGAAGGATGGGGCAGCGGCGATCGGCGGGCTGTTCCTCCCGGCACTCACTACCGGCATGTCCTTCATCAACAGCACCGCCATCCCGGCGATCAAAGGACTGGCAGAAAAGTTCGGGCCAAAGCTGAAGGAATTCTTCGGCAGTATCGGCGGGTTCAAACCACCGAAAGCGATCGTCGACCTTGCCCAATCCGCACAGGTCGGATCGATAATCACGAACCTCAAAACCGGGGTGATGTCGCTAGGCCCTCTCTTCTCCGGCGCCATCGCCGCCATCGCGCCGATCCTCTCATCGATCGGAACCACCCTGTCGGGGGCATTTACCAAGGCGCTACCTCAGATCCAAGCTATTCTTGGCACGCTCGGAACAATCGTCGGGCAGGCCTTTGAGTACGTCAAGCTGGTATGGACTGGTGCAATTGCGTTCCTCCAAATGGCGTGGCAGCAATTCGGCGGAAACATCCTCGCATTCATTTCGTCTGCATTCGCGTCAGTTGTGAGCGCCCTGCAAGGCGCCTTTACGATGATAAAGGGTGCGTGGGACGTCATAATCGGCCTGCTCACCGGCGATTGGGGCCGGGCATGGGACGGCGTGAAATCAATTGTGTCCGGCGCCTGGCAATTCCTGTCCGGCATCTTCGGCCTGATCAGCGCCAACGTGACCCTGCTCGGTCAATTTGTAGTCGGCGCCCTATCGATGGCGTGGAACGCGGTCAAAGCAGCAACGGCGGCAATATGGTCCGGCATTGTCTCACTCCTTTCATCTGCATGGGCCGGGATACGCTCGGCAATATCGGCCGGAGTATCCGGGGTAACGTCGTTCGTGGCGTCCGGATGGAATGCGGTAAAGTCCGCCACATCGGCCGCCTGGAATGCGGTGAGATCTGCTACATCGGATGCCTGGAATGCGCTTAAGGCTCTCGTATCGTCTGCGATAAGCGGCGTGAGAAGCGCCGTCAGCTCCGGCGCATCCGCTGTCGTCAGCGCCCTTTCCTCAGCATGGAATGCTGCCAAATCGGCAACAGCCACAGCATGGGCCGCGCTCAAATCCGCCGTCACCACCGGCGTATCAAACGTGATCAGCACCGTGAAAGGCATGCCCGGCAAAATCCTCAGCGCCCTATCGAACCTAGGCGGGCTACTCCGTAGCGCTGGCGCCGACCTCATCCGGGGCATGATAGGCGGTATCAGTGACATGGCCGGTGAGCTTGCAGCGAAAGCCAAGGCCGTTGTCTCCGGCGCTATCAACGCCGCGAAAGGCGTGCTAGGGATTGGCTCCCCTTCGAAAGTGTTCATGCGGCTAGGCGAACAAAGCGTAGCGGGCCTCATCGACGGATTGGAAACTGGCAAGGACGACATCAAACGCACTGTTGACAACCTGATTGGCTCCGTTGTCAAGGCATTCCCCGAATCGATAAAGAAGACCTTTGCCAAGGGGACCAAGCTTTCCGTCATCGAGAAATGGAAAGAAGCCGAACAGGCCGCAGGCAAGAAGCGAGCCCAAACCAAGAACGAGTTGCTTACCCGGATCAAGGGCGACAACGCCAAGCTGCTCGAACTCGCGGCAGAGCGGGATACTGTCGCCGACAAATACAAGGCTGCAAACGACCACCTCACCGAACTTCAACAGGCGCGAGCCAACGTCGTGTCGTCGGTGGCGGGAGTGTTCGAAAGCAGCTTCAAGCTGATCAACGATGCTGCGGACGCTGGCGTGGCATCCATCTATGACGTGCTACAGCGATCCCGCGACGCGGTACTCCAGGCGCAAGACTTCGCCGACCAACTCAAAGCACTCGCCACGAAAGGCGTCGACCCGAAAATCCTCCAAGAGCTCGCCATGGCCGGGCCGAAAGCAGGCCTGGACACCGCGCGCGCCCTCATGGAAAGCAGCGCCGACCAGGTCAAAGAACTCAACGAGAACTACAAGAAGATTGCGGAGATGGGCAAGGCTGCCGGTGAGCTCGTCGCCGGCCACATGCACGACGTAGGTATAGCTGAAGCAAAATCCATCGCTGCGGGATTCGCCAGCGAACAGGCCAACCTAGAGGCGTCCATACTCCAGATGATCGACGACCTCAACAAGAAGATCGCCGGTGCGGTGAAAGCGGTCACCCCGAAGAAGCCGACCGTCGAGCTCAACAAACCGATCCCGATCGCTAAACCCAAACCCGTCAAGGGCGTCAAGGGCGGCAAAGCGGTCCCGCCTCAAAAAGCGATGCCACCGATCACGGCGGCACCGGTCACCGTCACCGTCAATACCGGTGCGGTCGTCGATAAGCGCGGCATGGTCGACGCCATCAGTAGCGCGTTTAACGAAGTCAGCACCGCACTCGGACGGCCCATCTCGATGAATGTGGCGAAGTGATGACTTACGATCCGAAGCTACTGGAATTCATGAGGGTGATCCCCGGGTCGGTGATCGGGCTCACCCTCGTTGTCGGTAGGTCCCTGCTCGGCGAAGACCGGCGCGACCTGGAAGACGTCCCCGGCATCTCCTCGATCGAGCTCACCGACGGCTACAACATCGGGCAGGGCGGCGAGCTCAGCATTGACCCACTCACCGGGACAGCGCATTTCGCCGAACGGATCCGCGCCACCCCCGGAACCCCCGTACAGGCGATGACGCAGCAACACGAGCTGTACACCGGGACAGCGTGGGAACTGCGGTACAGCGGCACTATCGTGGCACAGGGGAGGGTCACCCGGGTCGAGTCGTCCGTTACCGCGGAGGGCCCGTACTGGACCAAGAAAACGCAGTACATCCTCGCCGGGGTCGCGTCGACCATGCTCGATACGTCGGTGACATGGACGGGTACGCTTCCCGAAGAGGGCGCCTTGACGCGGCTCCGACGTTTTTTCGCGGTGGACACGTCGCCATGCCGATCGATCCACGTCACGTATTTCGATGCTGTCAAGGCGCCCTCCACGCTGGCCGGCACGTCCACCCTGTTGGACATCGCCCGCAATTTCACCGCGCAAACCCGGTTTCCGGTGCGGACGGAGAACACCCATGCGAGCCTGCCCGGGCTCACCGTGATCCCCGCGGTCACGTTCCAGGGGAGTCCGCCGCCCCCGCTCATCCTCCCACCGGCGGAGCAATGGACCAGCGCGGCCGACTTCCTATCCGATGCTCTCAAACCCGCCTTCTCCGTCCCGGCCGAGAAGACCCAAAGCGTGGACGTCATCAAAGATTTCGATACGTTCATTGCCGGGGTCGGGAAGCGGGCACTCGAAACAGGCACCCTCGGATCGACATTCCGCCTCAGCCAATCCCGACTAGCGTGGACCGACGAGGCGGGCGGCCCGTTGGATGTCGGCGTTCGTGCCCCCGTGGCCATCGACTTCTTCGGTGATATCAAAATCGTCGCCCAGATCAACCATGCGTTCACCGGCCCCCATTACCGGAGCTCGCTCGAACTCGCGACCCCGGCGGAGGTGACACCCTAATGGTAAAAGCATTCACCAACGGGCAAGTGTTCTACTCCGAAGATATGGACAGCCTGGTTCTCTCATCGAACATGCGATTCCCCACCGCCGCAGCCCGCGATGCAACACTGACCGGGTCACTTGCCCCCGCGAATGGCATCGTATCGGTCCTAGCCGACGAGCAGGTGACATATCGCTATCGGTCCGGGTGGCAGCCACAACCCGGCACGGTCATGTTCAGCTACGCCCGCACCTCTACGGTATCTATTAGCCCAAGTTCCGTTCAAGACATCACCGGGTTCAACGTCGATCAGCTAGGTTCACGCAATTTTGGCAACCGATTCGATCCAGTAACGGGACTATTCACACCGCCTGTCAACGGCTACTACGAATTCAGCGGCAGTGCTTGCTTTGCACAAGTCTCCGACACCGGCGGGTATCGCGTCGCTGGAACTCGATGCGGCTCCGCGGGCACGTACTTTCATCCGGAGCAATGCCAGATGTGGAGCGGCACCTATGGCGTTAACTCAACCCTACTGTTCGCCGTTTTCACCGGCGTTGTGTCACTACAGACCACTCAGAAGGCGTCGCTATTCGTGTTCCTAAGCGGCTCTTCCGCCGTGAATGTCGGACCGTGCTACTTCAGCGCTAGATTCATGGGGGCCACCTAATGGCAATCAGGGATTGGTCCGATGGCGAACTACTCACCGCTGCTGCCATGACTGAACTTACCGGCAGCATGAACATGCGATTCCCTAACGCCGCCGCCCGCGACGCGACACTTACCGGAGGGCTATCCCCGGTCCCCGGCATGACCGTCTTCATGCTGGACTCTAACATCGCGCTGACGTACACCGCCGCTGGCTATTGGGCGCCGCCCGCCGAAAGCCTGTGCTTCTTCGGCAATCAGGCGGCTACTCAATCACTTGCACTTAACACCTTCACGGCGATAACCGGGTTTACGCTGACGAACCACGGCAACCGAAATCTCAACGGTTGGTTCGATCCGGTGACAGGCCGATTCACACCCAAGGTGCCCGGCATATACGAGTTCTTTGGCGGACTCAGCATGACCTCTGGGCCGGTAGGCTTGACCTATTCCCACCGGGGTGGCTTCCGCGCTAACGGCACCGGAAACACCACGTACATTGCCGCAACCGAATACCGGCATACGATCACCACGAACGTTTCCGCCAGTTTCAATCTGCGCCGATTCTGGTATGCCATGAACGGGACGACCGATTACATGGAAATTGTGGCATGGGCGGCCAATGCCACCAACACCGGTACCGGCGCCCAAGCGCCCACATTCGGCGCCAAATACGTGGGCCCATGAAAGGCGCACATTATGAAACAATGGGCTGACGGTGACAAGATTTACGCGTCCGACCTTAACGAACTAGTGTCATCCGGAAATCTAGTGTTCGCCAACGCCGCCGCGCGAGACGCATTCCTGGTCAACGAACTGGCGCCCACCCCCGGCGTAACTGTAAACATGCAAGACGATCAGATCACCTATCGGCGCATCGCCGTAGCAGGCACAAACTACTGGGCCCCGGTCTCCGGCACCCATTTGGTATGCGTCACCATGCAAACCGCCGTCAACATGACCAACAATACGGCCACTCAAATAACCAACATGACAACGATCAAGACGCGTAACACGGGGAACATGTGGGCAAACAACCGGTTCACCCCCACCATCCCCGGATGGTACGAATTCGACGCACACGTCATTTACTCTAATAACCTAGCAGGAGACGGATACAGGGCCGCATGGCTATCGCTTAACGGGGCCAGCACAGCTACCGCCATCCCCGGATCCTGGAATCAGATCTATCCCGTCAATGCGCCGGGCTCGGCTCTTACCGTAGCCACCCGCAATATTAGCTACTACTTCACTGGCATCGATGGCGCGTACGTCACCCTCATGGGGATGCACAACTCGACTACCGCATCGTTCCCCTTGTCTGTGTACGCCGGGACCAGCACAAACCCCGCTTATGCGACGTCGTTCTCCGCCAAATACCTAGGCACGTGAAGGGCGAAGATGGATGCAATCGGCCCGGTCAACGCCAACGACATGACATTCGCGTTCCTGATACTTCCGCCGATCATCGCCGTCATCAACCAAAAGACCTGGTCGCGTGAAGTCCGCGGCCTGGTGGCGCTCGGTGTCTGCCTGCTGTACTCAACCCTGATAGCGGTGCTGGTCGCCGACCTGGATTGGCACCAATGGCGCAACGTCGTGCTTCAAGTCCTGGTAGTGACATTCGCCGCGCACAAACTCTTTTGGCAACCAAGTCACCTCACCGGCAAGATCGAGGATGCCACACAGCTCACGCATCCGAAACCGCCGGACAGCGAAGCGAACCCTGCCGACGAGAGCCCGGAGCAGTACGACACCGGACCGCCAAAGGTGGCACCACCACCCTGAACGACCATGCCTGAACAGCACGACACGCGCGGGGGCCGACTCCTCACCCGGGGAGCTGGCCCCCGTTTTCGTGTTGAGTCCGCCGCCGTTGGGCCCCCCGGCAGCGCGGTAGGTCGCCTAGTAGGGACTCTCAGACAGTGAAATGTGTCACTGAATGCCCGTAATAATTCGAGATTTTCAGACAATGGGGCATATCCGGGCATACCGGATGCGCCTTCGCCGTGACCTGGGTAAACGCATGTGTCCTCTGTGACTGGAGTAAACGGTCATAATGGGGTGGCGGCGTTGATATCTCCACGTTGATGACCGCTGTCGAGCGGGTAAAACAGCAGGTCAGACATGGTGTACCCGGTTGCAACCCTCCCACTCCCGTAATATTCTCGCCCAATGGCGAAGCGCAAGGAACCAATAACGCTCGATCACGTGACACTCCCACCCCTCGCGGTGTCATGGCTCCTGAACGTCGAAGCCGCGGGGAGGTCGGCCAACACTCTCCGGGCCTACAGCGCCGCACTCCGGCAGTTCTTCGGACACCTGGGGCACGACGACATCGAGTCCCTGGACGGGGACACGATCCGCAGATGGATCATCGCGATGCGCAAAGAAGGGTACGGCGAGCTTTCGCAGCGCATCGGATACCGCGTGGTTCGTCGATTCCTGAAGTGGTGCACCGCGGAGAAGGCGATCCCGGCCAACCCGACGGACAACGTCGACCCTCCGGCGGTCGGGAAAGTCCGGGTTATCAGAACGCTGTCCACTGATCAGATACGAGACCTGCTCAACATTCCCGGGCGCGACTTCCAGTCGCTGCGAGACCTGTCAATCCTCTCGGTCCTGCTCGACACCGGGATCCGTCGGATGGAGTGCGCCAACCTCAGCATCTCCGCCGTGAATCTGTCCCTGGGCACGGTGACTGTCATCGGTAAGGGCCATGGGCGGTCGCGGACAGTGCCGATCGGGGTCAAGACTCGTGTGACTGTCGACCGCTATCTGAGGGCCCGCGCGCGGCACAACTACGCCCATAGAGAAGACATATGGCTAGGGCAACAGGGCGCGCTCACGTACTCAGGGTACGAATGGGTATTCCACAGGCACGGACTTCGTATCGGGGTGCCGGGGCTGCACCCGCACATGCTCCGCCACACATGGGCTTCCCGGGCACGGATGGCTGGCATGTCCGAAGGCAATTTGATGATCCTGGGCGGATGGGAGTCTCGGGACATGCTCGATTTATACGGGGCTTTTGAAGCTGCGGACCGTGCCGAAGAGGCGTACCGGAAAAACAGCGTGCTCGACAGTATGAGGTAAAGAGGCGGGCTGCGGGGGTGGTTGCCGACCCGGCAGCGGTACAGATAGAACGGGTGCCCCTAGTGTCGTAAAGCATGGGTAGGCATCGTGGGGGGCGAGGGGGCCGGAGGCGCTATGAAGCGCCGTCCGGCCCTCTCTTGCATATAGAGGTTCGGTTCGTCTGCACGGGCCGTGGAGCACATCCGGCCATGCTCCTCTGCCGGGTGGGGGTGTTGCCGACGGTGGCGCCGCCGATGCTCCCGATGGTGGCCTATCCCGGCCGGAGCCGGTGGCTGTGCCGCGGGTGTGGCAGAGATTTTCAGCTTGGCGAATCGGCAATTGCGAAACTCGCGGTGGGCGCGTACTTGTCCTGTCATGCGTCGGCGGACGTCAGCGAGGTTTGCTAGCGTCCTAAGCAATAGCCGGGCACCGAACCGCGCGGGGTTGAGCTACCCGTCAGAAGTCGGAACTTGTCAAGGCCGGTCCGCCGCGTGGGGCCGCAGACTTGATGCGCGGGTAGAGGCACCTCAGCCGGGTGCAGAATGCTCTACTCGGAAGCCGACCTCATGAGTTGGACTGTTACGCGCGCCCAGTTGGCCGCGACCCGCCGCCATTACCCGGACACCGACACCAGCGACCTGAAACGCCGGCTGTGTGTCGAGTGCCTGGCCGAATCCATTACCCGGACCCTCGCCAAGTCTCCGCCCCTTACCGGCGACGAGCGGCGCCGACTGGCGGCCATGTTCGGTATGCCGGGTGATGCCGCATGAACGCCGACCAGCACACCGGGGGAAAGGCGGTGGCGGAGGCGCGGGTCGACGCGTATGTGCGCCAGCTCGTCGGCCGGTTCCGGCCGCTCACCGCCGACGAACTGACCTGGCTTGCCCCGCTGTGGCGCCCCGGTGTTATCAGCGTGGCACGGCGCCGCCAAGGACTCCCGCCACCGTCCCCGGGATTGCGCCAGGACGGTCACCGGGAATTGCCGCGCCCCGCCGCGGGAGCGACCCTATGACCGCCGACAACACCGACCCGGTCCTCGTCGACCCGGAGGATTTGGCCGCCGAACTGGACGACGACCCGGACCCTGATCTGATCGAGGACGACAGCGGCGCCGACGATTACCAGACGTTTGACGGGCCAGTACACGGCGGCCCCTGGGATGGCCGGCATGTGCAGAGCCGCTACCCGAGCGGGTTCCTGCTCGTCGACAGACCACACCAGCAAGTCTGGATCTATGACCGGGTGGCTGACGGGTCATTCATCGCCCGCGGTGATAGTCCGAAGGGACTTGACGACGGCAAACGCTGGATAACGGCGGACCAGGGGGATTACGACATCCTGGTGCCGGGTGCTGAAATGGGCCAGCCATGAGCGGCACCGTCAGCTATCGGGAGATGCGGGAGTTCGCTGAGGGCATCGAGAAGATATTCCCGTCCGCCGTGTGCAGCGGAATAGTGGGGGACGCCCGGCATCGCGGTGGCTATCACATCGGCCGCGAGTTTCAGCCGCCGACGAATTACAGCGTGGTCCGCCCCGACGACCGGGCCGGGCAAGGGCCCGACGATGGTGCTAGCGCCGTTGATATGACCATGAACGCCCGGGACATGAGGCTGGCGACAGCCCGCCTAGCCATTGCCTACCGGGACAAAGCCGACCCGCGCCGCAAATACATTAACGCTTTCAACGGGTGGGACGGTGGCCCGGACGCCACCCGATACGACTGTTACGCATGCAAGGCCTACCGGGCGACACCGGACCATAAAAGCCATCTCCATTTAGAGCAGCGGCGCCGATACATCACGGATCCCATCGCCAACGAGGCGATCTGGTCCATTCTGCGCGGCGAATCGGTGGCTGCATGGTTGAAGAGCCGGGGCATCGCAGTGAAGCTCCATCCGGCAGCGGGGAAGCGACCGGAGCCAGCAGTGGTGACGCTGAAGCCACCGCCGTACCCGGGGCGGGTCCTGCGCCGCAACGACCAGGCGACGAGACCCGATCCTGCGGTACGCCAATGGCAGCAGCGGATGCGTGAGCGGGGCTGGACATCGATCGGGAAAGCGGATGGATTGCCTGACCGGGACTTTGAACGGGTCGTGAAGGCATGGCAGAAAACAATCGGATTGAAGGTGGACGGGCTGGTCGGGCCGAAGACGTGGCCGACACCCTGGACGCGACGCATCGTCGGGTAAAAACGCCGGAGGGGTGCGGGCCGGAAAGAGACAGGTTCGTTCCGGAAACTCTCTCCGACCCGCACAACCCGACGTTAGTCAATCGCCTCACAGAGCCGTTTACACAGCCTCACCCTGTCACCCATTCGGGTGACGCCAATGTTTCACGTTTCGCCGGAAAACCCCTCCGAAATCTTCGCAACATGCCTAAGTTCGGCGTAACCCGATTTATCCACCGGGGACTCTCATGCACGTTCTGCTAGAGGCCGTCCGGGCCACCTGGAAAGCGATCCTGTCGTTTTACTGGGGACCCGTCACGCCCTCTCAACCGGCACCATCCGACCAGCCGGCCGAAATCGCCGGGCTGTCGATTTTCGGCGCCCGGAAACAGTGCGCCCACCCCACTCTTCGGCCCCATCGACGTATCAGGGAGAAGCAATGACCCTCGTTCGGCGCAACTGCGGTACCGGGCACACGTACACCCTGGACGACAAGAAGGTTAAGGGCGTCACCACCCTGATCAAGCTGGGCTATCCGGCGCCCGGGCTGATCGGCTGGACCGGCAAGGTCGTCGCCCAGTTCGTGGCCGACACCGATGAATCCGAGCTTGCCGCACTGCGCACCCTCGGACGCGACCCGATGATCGCCGCATTGCGGGCACTCCCGTTCGCTGACCGCAACAAGGCTGCCCGGCGGGGGAGCACCGTCCACACTCTCGCCGAACGTCTCGCCCGGGGCGAACAGTTGGTCTATGGCGTCGACATCGACCCGGAACTAGAGGGCCACGTCGAATCGGTGGCTGCGTTCCTGGACCAGTGGCACCCGCGGCCCGTGCTCACCGAAACGGTGATCGGTAACCGGTGGGTTCCATACGCGGGGACCCTGGACATGGTCGCTGACGTTCCTGGGCATGGCCGGGTCCTGCTCGACTACAAGACCGGTGACTCTGGCATCTGGCCGGAAACGGTGCTCCAGCTAGCCGCGTATCGGTACGCCGATTTCTACGTCGGCACCGACGGCACCACCGAGATACCCATGACTGAGGTCGGGATCGAGCGCACCTACGCGGTATGGGTCCGCGCCGACGGATACGACGTGATCCCGCTCGACACCGGCCCGGACCGCGATACCTCGCCAGCGTTCACGGCGTTCCGCGGCGCGGCGTATACCGCCCGGCGCGTCGATGACATCCCCGGTCTCATCGGGCCGCCGCTGTTAACGCCGACGGTGGTAGCGGCATGAGCGCAGACATCGAATTGCGCGGCGATACGGCCAGCATGGCGCCGGTTGTTGACCGGGGGTGGGCGGACGGGTTGATGGCGTGGGCCGCCGCCGCGCAGAAAGCGCACGAGATCGCCAGCATCTTGTGTGAAACATCGTTCGTGCCGAAGAGCATGGCGCACCGGCCAGGCGAGGTGACCGGAGCGATCCTCACCGGCATGGAATTGGGTGTACCGATCATGTGGGCGCTCAACAATATCGATCTCATCGATGGCAGCCCAGCGATCCGGGCGAAAGGCCTGCGGGCACTCGCGCTCCGCCACGGGCACGAGATGTGGACCGAAGAAACGACATCCACCAGGGCCATCGTCTGTGGGCGCCGCAAAGGAACCGCGCGCGTTGAACGGTCCACCTGGACCATGGACCGAGCCAAGAAAGCAGGACTGGCCGGCAAGAAAACATGGCTGGCCTACCCGAACGACATGCTCCTCAACCGGGCCACCGCCGAAGTCGTCCGGCTGATCGCCCCCGACGCCCTGATCGGGGTCTCCCACACCATCGATGAGATGGGCGGCGACGAAACCCCCGGCCCCCTGCTCGCGTCAGCGGAGGAACGCGAGGAAGCATCCCCGCCGGCGAAACGGCGCACCGTGCAACGGCGCCCCGAACCGGCTGAGGTTGCCCCGCCACCCGACATGCCCGACCCGCCGATAGACCCGCCCCCGGACACCTGCGATACGAACATGCCGCACGACCCGCAGTACGGATCGCCGTACGGCTGTCCCCCCCGCTGTCCCACCCGCCTAGTCCCGCGAGTCGTCACGGAAGCGGATGCGGCGGCCATCATGGGCGCGGCCGGGTTCGAGGTCATGGACGTCATGGACGTCATCGACAACCTGGGCGAGCCGGCCGACCAACAGCAGGACGACCAGCAAGAGGCCACCACGCCGCCCGAGCCCACCCCGGATGCCAACGCCGAACCAGCACCACCCAACGGCGACGACGACCCATCCGACCCGGGCGGACAACCCATGACAATGCCGCAACGTAAACGCATCGGCGCCGAAATGCGCCGCGCCGGGCTCACCGAACGCGGCGAACGACTGTCCTTCGTCGTCGACGCCATCGGCCGGCACATCGAATCATCCAACGAACTGACAGTGCGGGAAGCCTCCGCCGTCATCCAAGCACTCGCCGATCTCGACAACACGATCAACGAAGGCCTCCGCCGCGCGGAAGCCGCGAAACATCAAAGGAGTACCGATGTCGGTGACATCGAGTAAGCGCAGAGGTGCCGCGACACAACAAGCCGTTGCCGGATATCTCGCCCAGCACGGGTGGCCGTATGCCTGTGACGCCGGGGCAGGCCGCAACGGTGCCGACATCCTCAACACCCCCGGCCTGTCGTGGGAAGTCAAGGCACGCGCCGACTTTTCCCCCCTCGCCTGGATACGCGAAGCGGCAAGCCGGGGCGGGGTGCCGATGTGCGTTCACCGGCCGAAGGGCATGGGAGTGATGACCGTCGGGATGTGGCCGGTCACGATGCGCCTGGAAGACCTGGTGATCGTCCTCCGCCAAGCTGGCTACGGAGACCCGCTGTGATGGACCGTCAACTTCCCCTCTTTGACTCGCCGGCCTCCCCGGTGCGTCGTACCTTTCCCGCGCCCCGCTCGTCACCCGTGCAATACACGCGCATCGCCCGAGCCCGGACACGGCGGCGAAGCATGTGCGACGACTGCTGCCGCGACATCTATGAACTGGGCCAGCTACTCGCATTCCCTCCCCGGATTGCAACATGGCGGCGCACCGACGACACCACCACCGTCATGCTCTGCCAAGCCCATAAAGACAAAAGACACAACAATGACAGCCCGTAGATGGTGTCCCGGCTGCCGCATGGTCAGATCACCCCGGGGTGACCCGTGCCGGGAATGCTGGGAACGGATACCACCATCGATCAAACGCTCCTATACCAACGCTTACCGGGCGCGAGTGCAACAGCCTTTGCGCTACCAGGAAGAGACGATCAACCTCCTGCAATGGTGCCGTAACCACCGATTCGGGTGATCGACAATGGGCAGCGAAGATACCGACGGACTGTGGTCGTCAATGACATACGGCGGCCACATCCGGGACGACCGTTGGAAACGCGCCGCTGCCACCGGTGAGGTTGTCGGCACCTGCTTTGTGTGCGGCGGCTATCTCATCCCGGACGACCCGGGGTGGGCTCGCGCGTCGGTGATTCAATGGTTTGTCGCCCGATGTTTGGACTGCGGGCATGAGGTGGCCGCCCCCGGCGGAAGGCTTAACGTCCGCAAGCGGGGCCGCTATGGGCCATGAGAAATACACGCCCACCTGGGCGCAACGGTTTGTCGACCGGGTGTGGGCGGCGCCGCCCGGTGAGCTGACGTCGGTGGAAATGCTGATCTTGCTCGCGTATGCCCGGCATGCCCGGCGCGGTGACAGTGCTTGGGTGACCCAACGCCGGTTGATGGATCAATGCAAGGTGGTGAGTATGTCGACGCTCGTTGCCGCCCGCCGGGCGGTGGTCAAAAAGGGGTGGTTGGAGCCGATCGGGACGGTGTCGCTCCGGGGTGGGAAGGCCACCGTTTACCGCCTGTGTCTCCCTTTCGGCGATATGACTGACGTTTCACCGGGGGGCGAAAGCGATACAGCTACCGTATCGCTTTCGTCGGAAAGCGATACAGAGCGCGTATCGCTTGCAGATGCAAGCGATACAGAGCGCGTATCGCTTTCGCCCGGAAAGCGATACACCGTCCACAGTGAAGCGATACAGTTGAAACGTTCAAGCGATACAGCAGCTGTATCGGGACCCTTAGACTCTGCATCCCCCGGAGGGGGGATGCATGCGGGTGCCCGCGCGGACGCAGGCGCGCGCGAGCGCACACGCGAGGCCGCCACCCTCCGGGCGGCCTCGAACAACCCCGCATCGACAGACGAAAGATCCGCCCGGGCTGAGGCACTCGCCTCGATGCGGGAAACCGCCGAACGCGCCGAACGGTGGTACCGGACATGACCCGGTGCGCCTGGTGCCCCCGGCCGGCCGACGACGACGGGCCGCTGTGCGCGGACTGCCGATGGCTGACCCGGCAGGAACTCGCCGCACTCGCGTACGACGTCCGGGACCTGGCCCTGCTCGCGCCCCCGATGCTCGGCCCGCGACAGCGGGTGTCCGGCACCCATGCCCCCTCGGTGCCGATCGATTTGGGCGCGGACGCGCTGATCCGGGCCATCGTGTGGCGGCTCGGTGTCTGGGAGCCCCCGGTCCGCGAGGCCGCTGGTCTGCCCCCGGCGCCCGAGTCCGGGATCCGGCCGGTGCGTCTCGCTGACAGGGCCGCAAAGGTCCTCAGCAACCACGTAGGCGAGTTTTTGGGGCTAGGCCCGATAGAGGGGTACCCCGACGGCCCCGAGGCGCCCTGCGTGGCCCGTAGCGGCCTCTACGGGGCTGCGAGCCTGCGACGCCTCCACACCCGGTCGCTGGCCGCCCTGGACCGGGCCCCCGCCGCGATCTGCCTCCCGGGCCTGTGCGGATCCTGCGGCGCCCCCGCGCTAACCCAATTGCCAGGAACCGCCCGAATTGACTGCGGTCACTGCGGGGCGGCTATCTCCAGGCAGGATTACCAAGACAACATTCTCCTGTGTAATCACCTAATCGAGTGAAACCCGATGCGTGGCACCCCGCCATATCATCACGCACATGTCACAGTCCAGACCCGACCCCAGAAAGGACACATGATGCCATTCCTGAAAGACCACGTACTCATACCGAGCAGGCACCCTAACACGCCGATCTACCGCAGCATCCACACCCCCGCCGCAATCCACCAACCGCAATGGACCCTGCACCGGACCGACTGCTTTTACGCCGCCCGCACCCTCACATTCGCCAAAACGAACGCACCACTCCGGCAATCCCCGAACACCGTCCCCTGCACCACTTGCCAACCCGACTACCAGGAAGCGAAACCATGACCACCAGCGCCAGCCACCGAAAGCAAACCCTCATCGCCGGCCGAGCCCGCCGCATCGGATGGGGTGTCGAAACCGACGACCAAGGCCGTGAATGGCTGTACCGCATCCGCCGCCCCGACGGTAAACGCGTCATCCTCACCAAAAGCCCGTCCGACGTGAACTGGGAGGCGGCCGTACTGAAGCGGCTCAACGGCCCCGAACGGCTCTTCGACCAGGCCGAAGCCGCATGGCAGGAACAACGCCAGGCAACACGCCGGAGAAAACTCGCCGCCGACAAAGCCGCCGCCGACAAAGCCGTTGCCAAAGCCACCCGAGCCGCGGAAGCCATCACCAGGGCCGCCGGACCCTACGCCATCCGAGACGCCGACCCGGCATGGCTACTCACCCCCCACAACCAACCCGAAACAAAACTCGTCATCATCGGCCCCGAACTCGCACAGAAAACGCTCGATGCGGTCAACGGCGGCAACCGTCCCTTCCGGCAGCACCGCGCCGACGAATTCGCCCAGATCATCCGCGATGGCGAATGGGCGGTAACCCACCAGGGTGCGGCGATCGACAACACCGGGACACTTCAAGACGGACAACACCGCTTCGCGGCAATCGCTCAAACCGGGGAGCCGCAACACATCCTCGTCAGCGTCGGCATGCCCCCCGAAAACTTCACCCGCCTCGACACCCCCCTTGTCCGGACCGCCCGGGACGCACTCGGCATGCGCGGCGAAAAAGACGTCACCACCCTCACGTCCACCGCCCGGCTCATCATCAACTTCGATCGCAACGGCAGAGACCTATACGCACGCAAAGGCCAAACAAAGATCACCATCGCAACCATCGACAAATTCGTCACCGCCGACGCCGACAACCTCCGCCACGCCGTCCGCCGAACCCGCGAAATCCGCAACGAAATCAAAATCATCGCATCGCCACTCGCCGCCAGCATCTACCTCATCGGCCGCGCCGCCGGCCACCAACACCCCGACGTCCACCGCTACTTCGACCACCTCGCCACCGGAATCGGCATCGACAAAGACGACCCGATCTATCTCCTCCGGCGCCACCTCCTGCGCCGCGACGCCAGCCGCCCCCGGCAATACGCAACCCTCGCCTACATCCTCAAAACCTGGAACTACCGCGCCGCCGGACGCAAACCCAAACACCTCACCTGGGGCCCCGACGACGGATTCCCCGCAACCATCATCGTGCCCCCGCCCACAGACACCCCCCGACGATGACCACTGAGCCCACCCGGTGCGACAACACCGACACCGGACCCTGCCCCCAGCAAGCCGCCGCCACCCTCGCCGTACACATCGGCACCCGCCCCGACGCCACGATCGTCACCATGATGAGTCTCTGCATATCCCACCTGCTGACCACATTGATAAGTAACGGCACACCCCCACACAAAGCCGCGATTATCATCGGTGAAATCGGGCAAAGCATCGCCCGGGACATTCTGGACGACCAGCGACGCGAAAGGTCCGCAGAAAGGCCACCAGCATGAAAACGGTCACCACCCTCATCACCGACGATTTCACCGGGGCGTCCGGCGCTCAAACCCTGACATTCGCCGTTGACGGACAGACATACGAAATCGACCTGTGTGAACCCAACGCAGAGAAGATGCTCGCCGTTCTCACCCCCTACATGGAGAAAGGACGCCGCATCCGGGCCGACAACCACCCCACCCCCCGCAAACGCGCCACAACGGCGGCCTCCCACGGCACCCCCACCGACGTACGCCAATGGTGGAAAGACCACCCCGACACCCTGCCCCCCTGGCAAACCCGCGGCGCCATCCCCCACGCCGTACTCCGCGCCTACCAACAGGCCACCGGATGACCTGGATCTACCCCGGAGACTCCCAGGTCGTCATCGCGCGCCGGGTCGCCTGGGCATACCGCCAACGACTCGCCGAACTCGCCCCGAAACACTGCGAACAACTCGACACCGTCATGCGCCAACTCGGACAACACTGGGCCGTACCCCGCCCCATCCCACCCGACCCCGACACCTGGATAACCGCCACCGACGCCGCCAACCTCGCCGGCGTCAACATCAAAACCATCGGCGAACTCCGCCGCGCCGGGCGCCTCACCGGACGACGCAAATCCCCCGGCCGATGGGAATACCAGATCTGGGAGATCATGAATCTCGCCACGCGACCCCGCCGCCGACACCGGAAAACCCCGGAAACGGTAGAAACACCAAAACGCCAGGGATAGACTTTCGACCGTTGGCAGGGGTGCGCCCCCGAGAAGAACCGGGCACGCGCCATCCTCCGCCCGGCTGGCCGGAGAATGCACAGCCCCGGACAACCCCGGAAACACGCACCCCTGCCACCCCGCCGGAATTGAGGGCACCGGCCCGCGCCGCCCCGCACCCGTAATGCGGGGCGGCGCCATTCCCGAAGGAGGACACATGCCCTCCCACCCCCTCCAACCCTGCGCCACCCCCGGATGCCCCCGCCGCACCACCACCGGCCGATGCGACCAATGCCGCGACACCCGGCAAACCAACCCGCGACTACGCGTCGAAACCACCGCCGAACGCGGATACGGCTCCCCCTGGCGGCGCCGCCGGCTCGACTACCTCGAACAGCACCCGTACTGCACCCTCTGCCCCCGCCTCGCCGACATCCCCGACCACTACCCGATCAGTCGACGCCAACTCGTCGCCCAGGGCGACCCCGACCCCGACGCCGGCGAGCACCTCCGCCCGCTGTGCCGACGCTGCCACGACCGGGAAACAGCCCGCCACCAACCCGGCGGATGGTGGCAACAAACCATGCCATAACCGCAGCACGGGTAAAGGATGACAATGCAAAACCCCGCAGACATTGCCACCATCGTCCGGCAGCTAGAAGAGACCACCCAACGTCTCGACGCGCTACTCCTCACCGCATGCCCCGGACCGCACAAGTTCATACAACACCGCGACAACCGGCCACCCTGGTGCAACACCTGTCGATACCAAATCAACGGCCAACCCGTCGGACCCCCGCAGAACCAAGGCCGGACACCATGACGACAGACCACATCACCCCCAGTCAAATCCACCAATACGACCAAGGCCACGCCACACGCAGCCACCAAATCGATACCCTCGTGGACGCCCTCCGGACCAGCGCCGCCACATGCCGGCCAGAATGCGCCGTCATCGGCATCGCCCACTACCTCGCCGAAGAAATAGACATCGGCACATGCTCGGAACTACTGGCCTGCGCACTCGAACGCATCGCCACCACCACCCCCGAACCACCCCGATACATCCCCCTCCGCGACGTCCCCCTCACCCCACCGAGCGACACCCCCAGCGAGCCACCCCCCACCAGCGACCACACCCCCTAGCATCGGCAAACGCAATGCGAAGGTTCCCCGGGCACGGAACCCAACACCTTCGGCACCCATGCCCGAGAACCCGAGCCCACCCGCGTGAGGCGCCCCAACGGAGGGGTACCGGACGGGCGCCTCACGCCACCCCACCCGGCGGAGACCAGCCCGTGAATCGACACCACGACGCACGCCGCAAACTCGCCGACCTGTACGCGCAGATCCCCGACGTCGGATGCCGCGGAAAATGCACAGAATTCTGCACCAGCTTCGCCCTGCCGCGCCTAGAGAAACGACTCATCCGCCGCGCCACCGGCGTCGACCTCGGACCCACACACAACAAACCCGGCACCCCATGCCCGCTCCTTACCGCCGACGGCCAATGCAGCGCCTACGACGTGCGGCCCCTCATCTGCCGCATCTGGGGAGCCTCACGCCTCTACCCCTGCCCCCACGGATGCCGGCCGGCCGGGCCACCCCTCAGCCTGCGCGACACATACCGCCTATTAGCAGAGGCCTACAGCATCAGCGGGCAAGGCGTCACCGCACGCATCGTCGGTGCCGTAGCAGGCCTAGACGACGACACCCTAGAACGCATCGCTCCAACCGTCCTCGGATTCATCTACGGGACAACTCACCGACGATGAGGCACGGCGACGAATCGCGATAGAAGCGATCGATAAGTAAGCAACCCCCGTAAGCCGCTAACGACCCCGCTTACCTCTGCCCTTGCCTTTCCCTTTGCCCTTGCCCACAGCGGCGTTACTGATCTTCGCCGCCCTGGTCTTACTCATCCCCTCACGCTTCAACGCCTCATACACGCGCGGATTCTTAATGCTGCTCCCATGCTGATGACCAGGCACCATCACCACCCCCTCACCCTTTGAACCATGCCGCGCCAACAGCCGGCACAACAACAAGGGGTAGGGGGTATCCCCGCGCCGCACACCCCCCAAAAGAGAAGGGGTGGGGGGTAGCAGACGTCCCCAACCCCCGCAACCCCACACCCCCCGGCACCGGGGCGGTAGACCCTCCCCCAACACTCGGGCCTACCGCCCCCTCACCCCGGGTGCTCCTCCGCCTCCGCCCGCCACAACTCCCGCAACGCCACACCCGCCGACGTCAACCGGTAATACCGGCGCCGCGCCCGCGCCCCCTGATGCCGACTCGTCTCCCTCGTCGGCCCCATCTCCGCCTCGCCGCGCTCCTCAAGCTGTGACACCGCACACCCCTCACCCGCCAACGCGCGCAAGATCTTCGATACAGTGCTCGAATCCAATCCAGTCGCCGCGGTCACGTCAGAGCCACAACGCCAACGCGTCTCATCCAAAAAAGACAACACAAAAACAGCGCGATTCGTACGACGCACAACACACCCCCAATACCCTCACGCCTCCTACTCTGGCGCACTGATCCGCGCTGTGACGCGCATGACAGGCGCAACACGCGCCGATCAACCGATCGAGGACGGGGAAACGCGGCGCGTCGTTCGGATTGACGGTAAGGGTGTCAAGATCTGTCGATGTCAGGCCGCTCCGTGAC